CACTGTCCTCTTTGCAAATGTAAGCATATTTTTATAGGATTTTTCATCTTTCATCATTTCACTTTCCATACGCTTACGATTATCCGGATTTAATTCCTTGAGAACAGCATTGAATGCATTAGCATCTTCTTTTGTTACCTTTACTGACTTGCCGTTCTCTAATTTAATTGTTCCTGCTTTTACTGCTTCTTCAATAAACTCAACTTCTTCTTTATACGTAGTTTTGTCGCTTACAGAAATACCCTTTTTCTTTAATGACTTCATATCGGGATATTGTTTTCTTATAGCGGCAAGTCCCGGCGAACCACCCGTTTTACTTCTTGCTATAATACTATGAATAACACTTTGAGCAGCACTCAACTCATCTTTGGCTGGTATGGTGTAAGAATTAGTTTTACTTCCAACTTTTATTTTTACCTCATAATCTTTTATTGCATCTTTTATTGCTTCTTCTTTTACAGAACCTGTCTTGAAGTCACCCTGTTTCTTATCACCTTTACGTAGAGGTGTTTTTGTAATTTTCTCTCTAAACTTAGCAAATTTTACGTCACCAGAAGTACCTTGTTTTACTACTGGTTCACCAGGATGTTCAGCACCTTTATGTTTGTTGTGTGATGTCTTAGCTACATGTTGATCTTCTGGAGCAGCTGGATGATTGCTTACTTCAACAGAGTGTAAATCAACAAACTCAATCTCACCATCAGATCTAGGCTGATATTCTAGTGCTTCTTCGTCGTCATCTGGATCGACAACATAATTGTCAGCGTCAGCTTCTTGGATCTTTCGGAGTTGTTTAATCGTTTTCATAAGAATCTTCCTCGGAACTGTATAGAGTAGATGCAATACGCATTTTCTCTGAATCTATTTTTTCGTTTGCTTTGAATGCAAGAACATCATTAATAATATCTCTAAACTTAGAAGTCTCGTTATTTTCCAAATGCCGTAAAGCATCACTTAAACTGTCTTGTGCATCCATAGTCATTCTCCTTTCATTTATTTATAATATTTATTATATTAAGTAAAATAAGGTACTTTATAACTAGTTCCACCAATATTAAACGTTAAATAACCGTTTGGATTGGCTACTATACTATCATCTGGAGTTAGTGTTCCTAATGATGTTGTTACATCGCCTGGTGTTGCTGTAATTGTAACATTGGCTGAAGAAAATTTACTAGCAATACTATTTGTTACAGTAGTAGCAAAGTTAGGATCATCTCCTAAAGCTGTTGCTAACTCATTTAGTGTATCTAGAGTGCTTGGTGCAGAATCTACTAAATTTGTAATTTCGGTTCTAACAAATGCTGTAGTAGCGATTTGAGTTGTATTGGTCGCCGCCGCTGCTGTAGGAGCTGCTGGGGTTCCTGTAAATGTTGGTGATGCTATATTTGCTTTAGTAGCAATATAAGAGTTGGTATTTGCTAAAGCGGAATTGAAGGTAGATGTACTTACTTTAGTCGCAATATAACTATTGGTATTAGCTAAATGTAATAAGGTATTAGCAGTATGCGCTGCTTCTCTTGTTTCTACAGCGGCAATGTAACTATTGGTATTAGCTAAATGTAATAAAGTATTAGCAGTATGCGCTGTTTCTCTTGTTTCTACAGCGGCAATATAACTATTGGTATTAGCTAATGCTGTTCTTTCAGTAACAGAAACGGTAGCAATATAAGAGTTGGTATTGGCAAGAGTTGTTTGGAATACAGTATTTGTTACATATGTGCCACCTACCGTTGATTCTGTTTGTACTTCTGTTACACTACCACCCTCTACAGTAGCGTACCAACCACTAGAGTTAGCGAAAAGAGAAGAGTTATTACCAACATATATTGTGCCGCCAGAAATATAAAGATCTCTAAATTTCTTTGAAGAAGTACCTAAGTCATAAGTTTCATCTTGATCTGGTATAATATGTTGAGTTGTAATTGTAGTAGTAAACGTATTAGGACTAGGAACAGTATTTGCTTCCCACTTACCTTTAGTGGCATTATATACTAATGTTTGACCGTCTGATGGACTTTTAACAGTATTATAGTCCACATCATCTAGACGATGTAACCAAACTTCACCAGATCCAGAAGATCCACCACTTCTACTAGATAATGCTAATCTTGTTACTTGGGCACTTATAGAATCTCTAAAGTTTTTTAAACCTTCTTCTAGTTCTTGTTTAAGAGGTTTTAGATCAACAAGTCTACCATCTGTCCCCTGCGGCCCGATTGGACCTGGGATCCCTTGTTCCCCTCTATCACCTTTATCGCCCCTGAGTCCCACAGGTCCGATATCGCCTTTTTCACCTGGGACTCCTTGATCTCCTTTTTCCCCTTTTTCGCCCTGTGGTCCTTGAATCCCTTGAATACCGACTGGTCCTCTAGCGCCCACATCGCCTTTATCGCCTTTATCACCTTTATCTCCTTTCGGTCCTTGTGGACCCGCAATACCTTGTTCGCCTTGAGGTCCTACGGGACCGACTGAACCTTGTTCACCAAGATCCCCTTTTGGTCCTCTACCGCCTCTTGGTCCAACAACTTCACCAACTTCTAGTTGCTCGCCATCAGAGAAATTTAAGATTAAACGATTTTCGAATATTCCTGCTTTGAGTATAGCATTGCCAGCGTTACCTTTATCTCCTTTGTCTCCTTTCTCACCTTTAGGACCAACGGCTTCTACAATGACAGACTCAGCAGCATCACCACGATCACCCTTTGGACCTTGCGGTCCAGGTGGTCCTTCGATAGTTTTGATCTCTTCTATCTCTTCACGTAGTTCTTTTACGTTTTTAGAGATTTCTTGTTTAGCAAGTTTTAGAGATGCTGTTAATAACTTGGCGTTTACTATGTCTTTCATCAGGCTTCCTCATCATCATCATTCATCTCTATATTTTCTAATAAGGATGTCATTTTACTAACGAGTTTTTTATCTTCTTCTGACATTTCTATTGGTTGAAATTCTTCTATTACTGTATTCGCGTTTATAGATTCCATTGGAGTATCATCTTGATTGTTATCTTCATCATCATTCATAGGACTATCAGGATCATCAGATTCTTCTTTGATCTCTTTATCCATCTCTTCAATATCCTCTTCAGACATTTGAAGAATTTTCTTACGAACCCAAGCCATTGAGTAGTATTTACCAACAAAACCATCAATCTCATTGGCAAGAGATAGTCTTTCTCTTAATACTTCTGCTTCTTTTAATTCAGCAAAATAGTTATCATGAGCAAACTCGTAGTAGATATCTTCACGAATTTTTTTCCAATCTTTTCTTGATATTACACCTTTTAGAACTAACTGTATTTCTAAAAGATTATCAAATAGATGTGAAAATCTATTTCTAAGTCTTTTTATAAACTTGGAAAATTTTAACTCATCGCGAGTAATTTCTGTAGATCTACCAAGATTAAACTGATTCTCTGCTTCCATACGTGTGACAGGAACATTCAGAGACTTGTAGAGTTTACGACGGAAATAATCTACATCGTCCATCTCTCCAAGATTTTGACCGCCTGGAAGTGTAGTAATCTCGGTGCCTCTACCACCTTCTCTACGAGGAAGCCAGAAATCTTCTAACATTGTCATAAACTTACGATCATCTCTAACTTCACCAGTCGAAGCATCATAGACAAGACGATTCTTATGTTTTGTCATCATGTCTTGTAGATATTGTTCAGCCTTCATCTTTGGAAGATTGCCTACATCGATATAAAATATTCTACGTTCTGGTGCACGAGATAAACGATAGATTACAGTTGCGTCTTCTAACATTCTAAGTTGATTCAATGGTTTGATTGCTTTGTTAAGATATCCTAGTACAATCTTATTTGATGGATCGTTTATACCACTTGTAACATGACAGATAGAATCTTTAGCGATCTTTACCGCGTTTTGAGCGCCTGAAGAAGTAATCCCTTTTGGATGATAGATGTAGTACTCGTTGAACCCTTTCTCAACTGTTACCCTTGTACGAGGATCAGTTTCAGTTATTTTTTCACGTATCTTTTTAATTTTTCTAGGGTCTATTTTACGAAGTTCTTGTATACCATTCCTAGGTTTTGATTCGTTGACGAGTATGTGATAATATAAACGTCCATCAACATACCATTGTTTGAATATGTCATATCCTTGATTATTGAAGTCGAGAAGTCTTAATACGTTATAAAATTCTTCTCTAACTTTGTTTTTAAAAGAATCAGAGTATTCCAAATCATCAAGAACAATGTCTATTGGGTTTTCATTGTCCAATACGATTGATTCGTTTACGATATCTTCGATGGCGCTATCACATTCTGGTTGCATAGACATTTCGCGATAACGTGTTACTAGTTCTCCTTCAGACTTAGCAGAACCTTCTAGATCTACATAAGTACCATAAACACCACCAGCAGCGACTTCTACCGCGCCGTCTTCAAAATTAGGTGCAACAAAGGATTTTACATTTTTTTCTTGTTGTTCTTGATTAGATTTCTCTATCTTAAAACCAAATAGCTCTACTGCCATATTTTCATTTCCTAAAATGTATTTTGTTTTATCTATTTATAAATGAAGATAAACATAAAAAAACGGTGGTCTCATAGAAACCACCGTTTTAATACTCTACAAACTAATATTAACCAAAGAGTGGGGCAGTTACCTGACCTACAACACCTTGACCAGCTTGCCAGAAATCGTAAGAGAACGTGACATCAAAAGTTTCAACGGCGTCGTTTGTACCCCAATCAAGTGCAATTGCACCAACTGTTAATGGGAACAGACCGACAAAGTTGTAAGTTCTGATTGGTTCTCCAGTTTTAGCAAATTGTGTAACAGTAGCATTTGACTTGTACTGTGCGGCTTGCGCTAGAGCGGTAGAACGAATGTTTGTTTGTAGTCCGTTGATTGCATTTGACCAACGTTCCATTCCATCGCGGATTAGGAAGTCTTCGTCATTCATGACTGTAACTGTCCAATCAGCGAAAGTTCTGTTACCAGCATATTTGATCTGCCGACCGAAGTAGTTGACTGTAGCTACGCCAAGAGTTGCTTCAGGAATCTGAGCT